TGTCCTTAATATCATAAGGAGGATCTAGATACATAAACAATCCATCATGCACATCTGTTCTAAAACAATATTCATATGAATACTGATTGATATGCCAGTGAGAAATTATCTCTGAGTACTCAGGTAACTTTTCTATACCCCTCATAGAGAAGTTAGAATCACTTGCTTGTGCTGAGAAAGAAGATGACTCAGTAAGACCAGAGAAACTACATTTATTTACAACATAAAAAGAAACTGCTCTTTCAAGATCAGTCTTAGTTTTATCATTAATAACATCCTTCATTTCTGCAAATAAACATCTTGCAGAATCTTGGTTGCAGTTAGTAATTTTAAGACTCTTTAATTCTGTATACAACTCACCACCAAACATCTGGAGATTAGACCAGAAGTTTATCAATGGTTCATATAAATCATTGACAGTAATCTTAAGATGAGGATGCATCTGACTGATGTAGATAGCAACACTACCACCACCTAAGAATGGTTCCCTATACTCAGTATAATCTTTAAGGTTAGGAAAGTATTGTGCCATCTTTCCACAAGCTCTTGACTTGCCACCTGGATACCTTAGAGGAGTCTTTAGTCCTTTCTTCATTTGACTTCACCCTCTATTCTTTTCTTCCAATGTTCTATCAATAGTTCCAACTCTTTGATTCTTTCCTTTGCTCTTTGTATATTTTCTTTTAAGTTCATTTGAATTCACACTCCACCATGATTTCAGTTAAACATGCAAGCATATTTATTTCTTGATCTGCTACGAACGCAATCTGGTATTGATACTTAGCAATAATAAGAACAGCAGCAGGTATACTACCAGGAACCAAGGCTGTGTAAAGAGTATCGTAGATGCGACGAAGTAATACCCCAGTATCATTATCCAGATTATCAACGACCCACTTACGTACTTCAGTGAAGTTTTTCTTTTTAAGGTTTTGAAGTAAGTCATTAACCGCGACATCACTAAAGGTTGCTAGAATACCACTATCTATCTTACCTCCAACAGCATATCTCTGACACTCATTTAATACTCTTCTCCAATCAGGAAAGTGTTTATTGATAAGTTGTGCTAAGACTTTCTTATCAGTTTCTATTCTTTCTTGTTCCAGAATTGTGTTAAGACGTTTGAAAAAGCATGTTGCGATTTCTTGCTTTTGCTTTCCTTTGATTCCAAATTCAATGACAGCACATCTGCTGTGGAGGGGTTCAATGATTTTGTTCTTGTAATTACAGGTAAAGATAAATCTGCAGTTGTTGGAGAACTCCTCAATACTCGCTCTAAGAAGGAGTTGTACGTCGGGAGTGGTATTGTCTGCTTCATCAATGATGATGACTTTATGTTTTGACTGGCTGCTAAGAGATACTGTAGACGCAAAGTTCTTGGCATTATTCCTAACAGTGTCAAGAAACCTACCTTCATCTGACCCATTGATAACATAAACATCTACTCCTAATTGATTACATAGTGCCTTTGCTACTGTAGTCTTACCACATCCAGCTGGACCAGCAAGAAGAAGATTAGGCACTTCTCCCTTATCTAG